TCACTTAGAACTTATGAAGTTCATAAAAACTACAATAAAGATTTAATAGTGTGGGAACAAAAGATTATTGATAAAATAAATCAAATGGATAATTACTCTAAAAGAGAATATATAAAGAGTAAGGTAAATTATCTTAACAATAAAGATGTTGATGAATTAACTATGGTTATTAGTAATATGGTCGATAAAAAACTAGAGTATGCAGAATAAGTACAGAAAGCTTTTAAAGAAGGAGTCGCCTAAATTATATAAGAATTACGAGCAGATTGTTGAAGAGCAGTTTGAACTGTTTGCAAAGAAGCAATTAGATTATGGCATTAGTAATATAAGTACTGGTGCAAACCTAGAAACTAAGGAAGGTAAAGACTTTGCTTTACATGGTTTATGGTTTAGAATGAATGATAAAATAAGTCGTTGGAAAAACCTAATCATTAAGAATCGTAAAGGCAATAATGAAACTTTGTTAGATACATATCAGGACTTAGGCAATTACTCTATTATATGCCAACTAATTAATAAAGGTTTATGGAAGGAGTAGACAACGAAAACAAAAAGAAAAAAGACGGAAGAGCAAACAACGGTGCTTTAAAAGGTGTTTACAGAGGTCAAGGAAGACCACCAAAGGCAAGAGAAAAGAAGCTAGGTAACTATGCCTTGGGTGCAATGAAAAAAGTATTTGGTAGTGAAGAGAAAGCTTGGCTTGAACTTGCTAAACAGGCAAAAGATAGTTTCCCTCACATGAGATTACTTTGGGAATACAAGTATGGTAAACCAAAAGAACTTAAAGAACTTAATGTTAAAACAGAAGTAAACATTCCTGTAATTAATTTTGCCGATAAAGAAAAAACTATTGATATTGAATCAGAAGATATAAAAGATGAAGAAACTAAATCTTAATCCTAAATATCAAGCTCTATTTAATTCAGATAGTAGATACTATGTGATTACAGGAGGAAGAGGAAGTGGAAAATCATTTGCTACAAACACATTCTTAGTTTTACTTACATACGAAAAAGGACATAGAATATTATTTACTCGTTATACAATGACTTCAGCAGGTATGTCTATTATACCTGAGTTTATTGAGAAGCTAGAATTAATGGGCATACTTGACCAATTCACTGTAACTAAAACAGAAATCATAAACAATTTAACAGGGAGTTCAATATACTTTAGTGGTATTAGAACGTCAAGTGGAGACCAAACGGCAAAGCTTAAATCTATACAGGGTGTTAGTTCATTTGTTTTAGATGAGGCAGAAGAGCTTACAGATGAAGAGAGTTTTGATAAGATTGATTTTAGTATTAGAGCAAAGAATGTAAAGAACAGATGTATATTAATTCTAAACCCTACAACAAAAGAGAATTGGATATATCAAAGGTTTTTTCAGAATAGAGGAATACCAGACGGATTCAATGGCACAAAAGAAAACATTACTTACATTCATACAACTTACTTAGATAACTTAGAACATTTATCTGAATCGTTTGTAAGACAGATTAATGATATGAAAGTAAGAAGACCACTTAAGTATAAGCATCAGATAATGGGTGGTTGGCTACAAAGAGCAGAAGGAGTTATATTTACTCATTGGAATATAGATAAATTCAATACGGAAATAGATTCAATATTCGGTTTGGACTTTGGATTCTCTGTTGACCCCTCAGCTTTAATAGAAGGTGCTATTGACAAAACTAGAAAAATTATTTGGTTTAAAGAACATTTATATAAAAAAGGTTTGACTACCTCACAAATTTATGATACTTGTATTAGAAAGGCAGGTAAGAATTTAATTGTGGCTGATAATAGTGAACCCCGTTTAATTAGCGAATTAAAAACAAAAGGATTAAACATTGTGCCTACAATAAAAAAGAAAGGTAGCATCTTGTCAGGAATTGCATTGATGCAAGATTATCAAATTGTAATTGATAGCAATTCAATAAATCTAATTCGTGAATTTAATAACTATTCTTGGAAGCTTACAGGTTCTATTCCTCAGGATAATTTTAATCATGGAATAGACTCCTGTCGTTATCTGGTTCAGTACCTACTTACTAGGTCTGTACCTCATGGCAATTACTTTATTAGATAATTTTTTTTATATTTATTTGGTCAGTTGGAAATAATTAACTAAGTTTGTGTATAACTAATAAAGAAAACAATGAAAGAAAACAAAAAGATTATCTCAAAACATTTTAAGATTAACAAAGATTGGATACAAAAGAGTAACCAAAATCGTATGTTAGAACTATTAAGTAAACAATTTAAAAATAAATAATTATGAGTTGGATAGAAAACGAAACCTTTGACCATTACAGAAAAAGAGTAAATCAAATAGAAAAATCAATTAATCTATTAAGAAGTCACGGCTACACTGTTGTAGATTTAGAAGGCAAAATAATAGAAGAAAAAGTAGAACAATAATGGAGGACATCATTGAAGAGTTAGAAGCTGAAATAAAAAGTTTACAATACGACATTGAATGGCAAAACCATTATATGAAATACTTAGAAGACAAGAATTGTGAATTAGATAACGAAGCTACTGTTTACGCTAATTATATGATGAACTCAACAAAAACTTACGAAATATGACACTCAAAGAAAAAATCAAAGATTTAGAAAAGCAATTAGAAGTTGCTAAAAGACACACCTATGTTTATGACACAATTCAAATACATTGTAATGACGGAGAACTCTATATTTATTATGGAGACGATAAATGCGTTGTGTTTGACGTTAACGATATGTTTGATGACTTACCCTTCATTATAAGTCAAGTCGTCAAAGAACAAGCTAAAATGCAGGAATGGAAGCTTGATAGCATTAAGGAATCATTAAAAGAAATCAAATGAGAAAGTGTAACAAATGTTCAGCAATAATAGAACAGAAAGCGAGGCAGTTATTTTGTTATAATTGCAAAGGTTATAAGATGCCTTATGAAACTTATAAATTTTATTCACTAGCAAACCAATTTGAAAACAAATAATATGAAAGTAAACAGAGTATACAAAACAGTACGCCCAATGAAAAAGTTTGGCAATCTAATAAAGGATTTATTTATGCCTAAGCAATCTAATCATTTCTGGATAAGAGTAAAAGAAATTGCAGAAACGAAAGAGGAAAAAGAAGAGCAAATTTATGCCATAATAGAATTATTAAATAATAGAATAGATATAAAAATATAAATTATGACACACACAGAAGACATTAAAAAATTAAGAAAATCATTGTTAAATAATGAAGATTTTGAATGTTGGTTAATAAATGTTTTAGATAGCGAAGATTTAACAGACACAGAAAAAATAAAGTTAATAAGAACAGAAATTTAATACCATGACACATTTAGAAGATTTAAACAGAATAGAGATTAACCATTTAAGAGATTTACTTAGAAACGTAAAGCAAGAGAATGAAAATTTAAAAGATATGAATCGAACACTAGAGGCAAAGAATCAACTATACTTGCAAAAATTAGAATCAGAATATAGAAAAAGTAAAGTATGAAAGACATACATATTACAGATGATTTAAAGTTAATTATTAATCGTGAAAAAATAGATTTTAAATCAGAAAAAGGATTAAAATATAAAGAAAATATAGAAAATTTTAGAAAAATAGTAAAAGAAAGTTTTGGTTGTTCTGATGACGTTTATTACTATTTACACACTGAAGATGTTTTATCTAAAGAGGATTTTTTAAGAGATTTTTTTGTTGATGTGTTTAAATACCAAACAAATTATTCAGGAATTTATAGTATAAAAGATAGTGATATTGATTTAGACATTTATTGTTCAAAAAAAACATATAAAGAAAAAATACAATATGTTAGATATTTTTACAAAGAATTGCTTGATTTATATTATCATTGCGATGAAGTTATTGAAGAAGTTTCAGAAGCTTACATGAATAAACAATTTAATTTATATACAGAAAAATGGATAAATGAAATGTTAAAAGATGAATATATATTGTATTTAAAAAACTTAAACAGAGAGTTAACACAATCAGCACACGAAAAAAATAGAAAAAACAAAGAAACTATTGTACAAAGAACTTATATTTTAAAAGACAAGAACACAGGATTTTACAAAATTGGCAAATCAATAAATCCAAAAGAGAGAGAGAGAACATTGCAATCTGAGAAGCCAACTATAAAAATGGTAAAAGAGTTTAAAACAGATATTGAATCTAAACTACATAAAAAATATAGTGAACATAGGGTACGAGGAGAATGGTTTGACTTAAACAATGTTCAATTAAAATATATATGTACTAATTATAATTAAAAAATATGCAACACAAATTCGTAAGAGAGTTGGTAGAGTTTAAATTTAAAGCTATAAGAACTGCCACAAAAAAAGCAAAGCTATTTATCGAGTATGATAATTCAATGGTATGGATACCAAATTATATGATATTTAGATTTAGTTGGGATAAAGAAAAAAAGGAAGTCAGAGTGTTATGCCCTAAAAGACATTT